CCGTGCCACTGGGCGAGGCTGGCGCGGGTGTGGGGGTCCTGGATGCGCTCCGCGGCCCCGATCTTGGCGAGGCGGGTGAAGCCTCCGGCGGCCTGGGCGTGGCCGCCTCCACCGTTTTGGGGGACGCGGGTGCCGCGACTGAGGGTGTGGATGTTGCCCGGCTGATCGGGCTCGTTGACACGGGCGCCGCCGCGGACGCGCTGCTGGCCGGCGAGGTGGTGGAGCACCTGTTGGCGGACGCGGGGGCCGCCGCCGACGCGCTGGGCGTGGCGGCCGCGGTTGAGCTCGCGGACGCCGGTGCCGGGGTTGAGGTGGCCGCGGTGGACGTGCTGGTGCCGCTGGTGGAGGCCGCGGCCGGGGTGGACGCGGTCACCAGCGGTGTGCAGGTGTTGCTGGGTGATGCCGCGGCGGGGGTGGACGCCCTGGGTGTGGCCGCGACGCGGAATATCGGCCCGGCCGGGCGGCCCCGGCGCAGGTGGGAGATAGCAGCACCGTTGGGGTGGGTGTTTAGGGGACCGCGAACCAGGCGGGCGAGGCGATAACGAATGGCGGTTCGGTTCGACGCCGAGGGCGAGGGCTACACATGCGCCTTCAACCTGGGCAGTCAGAGCAGATTCACGGTCTGCTGCTGGGTGAAGGCTTACACCTTCAATGTCGCAAGAAACACCACGGTCTGGCACGTCGGGTCTACGACGGATTACCTCACGCTGAGTCTCGACGTGGTCAGTGCCTTTGTGCAGTGGCAGAGCAATGTTCTGGCCTATGCGCCGTACACGCGGGAAGAGTGGCGCTACTTCGGCATTAGCAAGAACGGCAGTAGCGGAACGATCGTCTCGCGGCCAGCTACTGCATCCGGCTACACGGTTTCAACGTGGTCGTCCGGACCTTCGACAGTCCCGTTTAACACGTTCAGGATCGGTGAGAGCGCCTATCGTGGGGAATGGCTGAACGGGGCCATTGCCGCAGTCAAGATCTGGGTAGGCACCGCACTCTCCCAAACTGAACTCGAAGCCGAAGGCGAGCAGATCGATCCGGTCAGAACATCCGGCCTGACCGCCTTCTACCGGTTCGATGGTCCAAGCACCACCGATGACTCCGGTAACGGGTGGACACTGTCCGGCGGTGTCGGCGCCACCCAGGAGCCCGGCCCGTTCGGCGTCACCGTGGATCTGGCTGATGCTGGGCTGGCGGCCGAGACCCTGACGGTATCCACCCTGCTTCCCCTGGCTGAGGTGGGCACCGGAGTCGACCTGCTCGCATCCACCCGTCTGGTCGGCCTCACTGACACCGGACACGGTGACACCCTGCCAACCGCGGCGGCGACGGTGCCGCTGGCTGATGCCGCCACAGCGGGCGAGATGGTGCTGCTGGGGCAGCCGGTCATGCTGACTGAGTCCGCGGCAGCCGCTGACGCCCTGGGCGTCTCCGCACTTGCCGGCCTTACCGAGGCGGGTGCCGCTGCTGATGCCCTGGCCACTTCCGCTCTGGTCGGCCTCGCCGAGGCTGGGGTAGGCGCCGATGGCGTGCTGGGCGGGCTGCTCCTGCACAAGGCGGTCGGGGACGAGGCGGCCGGCGTGGACTCCCTGGTGGGGGCAATCGTCCCAGAGATCACCTACGTGGGCTGGCCGCGGGTGAGGTGGTCGGCCGGGCGGCCGCGCACGTAGGAGCACGTAGGAGGGTCAGGTGAGCCACACGCCGCGGATCTCCAGCCTCAGCCGGGAGTACGTGCTCGTTTTCGTGCGCGGAGCGCGCGGTGTGGAGCCTGTTCACATGGCGTTCGTGCGCGCCGAGGAACCCACCGAGGACGACTGGGTGCCCGCGGAGTGGGCGAATGTGACCCCGCAGGGGGCGGATGCGCAGGTGCTGATCGGCCCTGGTGGGGCCATCCAGCTGGAGGACGGCACCTACCAGGTGTGGGTACGTGTCACCACCGCGCTTGAGGTGCCCGTGCTGCACGCCGGCCAGATCGTGATCATCTGAGAGGCGGCCATGCTCCTAGATGAGCCAGCAGACTTCATCACCCTCGCCCAACTCAAGGAATACCTGCGGCGGGCGGATAACGCCGACGACCAGGTGCTGGCCGTCTACGTGTCCACCGCGTGCGCGATGGTACGCGACCGGGTGGGCGAAGTGTCCCCCGTCGAGGCGGTGACCGAGAAGGTGGGCCGCGGCCGACACCTGGTGCTGGAGCACCGCCCGGTGATCGCCGTCACCCGGGTGGAGCGGCTGCCCTACCTGGAGGAAGTCCCGCCAGCGGACCCGGCCGCTGGGGTGGACGGTTGGGTGCTGGAGCACCGGGAGGGGGTACTACGGCACACCCGTGGTTGGCATGGGCTGGTCCGGGTCACGTACACGGCCGGCCGGGACCGCGTGCCCGCCAACATCCAGACGGCGGCCCTGGAGCTGGCGGCGCACCTGTGGCGGGTGTCCCAGCACAACACCGGCGGCGGCCGACCGCTGGTGGGGGTGGATGAGACGGTGGTGCCGGGGGTCACATACGCGCTCCCGTACACGGTGCGCCAGCTGCTGGGGTTGGACCGGTTGCCGCGGGATGAGGTCCCGGTGGGGTGAGCGGTGGCGGTCATCAGCACTGTCCCAGCCTGCCTGGACGCCCTCGTAGCGCTGGCTCGCCGGGCGCTGCCGGGGGTCCAGGTGGTGGACGGGCAGCCCTTGGACACGGACCCGGACATCGTCTGCATTGGCTTCACCGGGGAGCCTGGCGAAGCCGGGGTGGAGGTGACCCGGACCCGCCAGCAGGCCAGCATCACGCCGGACCGGGAGTCCTACGACATCACCTGCCTCGCATCCTCGTGGCGGGGCCACCAGGTGGACCCCAAGGTGGTGCGTGACAGGACGTACGAGCTGGTGGACCGGATTGCCGCCGAGCTCGCCGCAGACCCCNCCCTCGGCGGGGTGGCGCTCACCACCCGGATCAGCACGGACGCGCTGGCGCAGGAGCAAACCACCCNCGGCGCCGTGGCGGTCGTGCGTTTCACGATTCACGTTGAGGCGTTCACCAGGAGGGCGGCGTGATGGCAACCTCGGGCACCGCGGAGCTCAAGCTGTTCATCCGCGAGCTGGGGAAGATGCCGCCGGAGCTGCGCCGTGAGCTCAGGCCGCGGTTGCGCAAGGTGGGGCAGGCCGCGCTCGCTGATGTGAAGGCGCGGGCTAGCTGGTCTACCCGGATCCCGAAGGCCACCAGGTTGAAGGTCAGCCTGGCCAAGCGGGACCCCGGCCTGTNCATTGAGGTGAACCGGCACAAGGCCCCGCACGCCCGGCCGTACGAGAACCAAGGCAAGCACGGGACCTTCAGGCACCCGCTGTTCGGCAATCGGAAGCGGTGGGTGTCGCAGGCGGCGCGTCCCTTCCTCTACCCGGGCGCGCGCCCGCACTTCGAGCAGGTGGACCGCGACATTGCCGCCGTGGTGGACGAGGTGGCACGAAAGGCGGGATTCCGGTGATCGAGCTTGTTGAGATGGTGCACTCGCGCCTGCCGGGCCGTGTGGCCCGCGTGCCCAGGCAGTCGGTGCGCCACCACGAGCGGGCCGGGTGGCGGCTGGCCGCCCGGGACGAGCAGGCCAAGAACGAGCAGGCTGTGGAGGCCCCAGCGGAGGCTGGGAGGCGGCGTCGACGCGCAAGGGGGGATGAGTGATGCCTGCCACGCCGATCGCACCCGTGACGAGGTACTGGCCGACCGGTACCGCTGTCTGGCTGTGGGTGCCCACCATGTCGGANTACCAGAACCCCACCCGCGAGGAGCTGGACGCGGGCANCGACCTCACCCCGGAGCTGGCCGCATCGGAGGGATGGAACACCACCGGTGAAACCATCGAGACCCCAGACGGCCGGTCCCGGTTCACCGCGACCATCCCCGGCCGAATCACCGCCGAGGAGAGCTCGCTGACGTTCTACGCGGACCCCACGGGCGAGGACGTACGCGAGATCATGCCCCGCGACGCCGAGGGGTTCATCGTTCGCATGCTCGGCGGGGACACCCCCGGCCGCAAAATGGACGTTTTCCCCGTCCGGGTCACGACGGTGTCGAAGCTGGCCAACATCGGCGAGGACGAGGCGGCGCGCATTCAGGTCCAGTTCGCGATCACCCGTGAGCCGGCGGAGGACGTGGAGATCCCCGCCTCGTAGGGAGTAAGACGTGTACCTGGACAAAGAGTCGTTCTGGCAGGCGGCCAAGCAGTTGCCCGCCGAGGAGGTCACCCTCGTTGACCCGCACGGGCGGGAGGTTGGCAAGATCCGCATGCGCGGGCTGACCGCGGCAGAGCTGGAGGAGTACCAGCAGTCCCTGCAGGTCANCGGCAAGGGTGGCCGGCCGGGGGTCAGCTACCGGAACGCCATGTCCCGCCTTGTCGCGATGAGCGCCGTGAACGAGGACGGGACGCCCTTCTTCAGCAAGACCGACCAGGCGCGGCTCGCTGANGCACCCTCGTGGATGCTGATGCAGCTGTTCGAGAGTGCGTGCCGGCTGTCCGGCATGACCGAGAACGACGTCAAGGAGCTCGCCGGAAATTTCGACGAGACCCCCGGCGAGCCTTCATCTTCCGGCTAGCGCTCGCCCTCGGGATGCCCGTCGGCGAGCTCCTGGCCCGGATCNGNGCCAGGGAACTTGCCGAGTGGCAGGCGTTCGAGCTGGTGCACGGCCCGGTCGGGCCAGCACCGTGACGACGTCCTGGCCGCGCTGATCTCCGCTCACGTCGTCAGCGCCCTCAGCAGCAGTAAGACCCGGCGTCCTCGACTGGCTGATTTCCTCCCCCAGTGGGGGGTGACGAGGGAGGAGGTTGATCGTGGCCACGATCAAGAACCTCCTGATTCGTTTGGGGGTCGTGACCGACGGTGTTGATCACCCGGTTGAGCGGGTGCGCCAGCAGCTGGAGCGGGTCGCCAAGAGCGCTGACGACACGGACCGGCGGCTGAGTCTCTTCGGGTCTCGGTTAAGCGGCCTGGGTGCCAAGTTCGACGACGCCACCAAGTGGGCGGTCACGCACACGTCGAAGCTGTCCGCGCTGGCGCTCACATACAGCACGTTGGCGGGCGCGGCGGCT